GTTCAAGTACTAACGTACGAAGAAAAACATCTGCGCGCTATAAACTAAACGCGCGATTAGTCTCCTCTCGTGAGGCGTTTTCTGTGACTGAGAATCTTCGAAACTCAGGCACATACCCACACTGGTTACAGGTTAACCCTATAAGTGGTGTTGGTGAACTCACGACTACACTAAAAAATGCTGAAATTGATCGCTGCCTTGTAATAGAGCCTTTGCTTAACACTTTTTATCAGTTAGGCATTGGAACTTTTATGAAACAGCGGCTCCAACTTCACGGATGTAATTTATACGACCAAGGTCGTAATAGAGAACTCGCGAGATTGGGATCGATCAACAATAGTGTTGTAACACTTGATCTTTCGTCAGCAAGCGACCTTATATCTCTTAACGTAGTTTTAGCTTTCTTACCAAATGAATGGTTTGATTTACTAAACTCCGTCAGGACGCCCGCCGTGTTTTGCAAGGAATTTAAACATAGATCTCTTTACTTAGAAAAGTTTTCCTCAATGGGAAACGGTTTTACGTTTGAGCTCGAAAGTTTAATATTCTTTCCTGCATGCTGGGCTGTATATGAGGACGCCAGATTACCTTTCACCAACTGCTCCGTTTATGGTGACGATATTATCGTCGATCGCTGTGTTTATTTGAGGCTTATTCAGCTCTTAGAAGCACTCGGATTCCGAATTAACGCTAAAAAATCTTGCGTTGATGGACCATTTCGGGAAAGTTGTGGAGGTGATTATCTGAATGGTATAGATGTCAGACCCTTTTATGTAAAGAATCGTTTTACCTCAGCTCGTATAGTTGCTATGATTAATTTTTATTTAAATAGTAATTTGCCTTCTGTTGGTTATGAGCTCATAACACAGCTTACTCGGTTCTTACCTAAAAGACATCGATTATATGGACCTTGTGGGTTCGGTGATGGCCACATTAATATTGGTCAAAACCCTCCCTGTGTTCGCCAACGCAAAAATGGTTATTGCGGGTATAGTTTCTTTACCTACATACAACTTCCTTTGCGTAGCGAGCAGTCCTTAGATGTCGGTGATAGGTTATATCCTATTTACTCGCAATACTTAAAGAACCCTGTATTGTCTGCTAAACTAACTGCTTCTAGCAGGGCAGATGATCCTTATGTTCTTCGAGGTTCACATGGTGAACGTAGGATAAAAGTATATACGATGGCGTACCCCGAACCCCTTTCGTTCTTTGATTCATCTCAAAAAGCGAAGCGGCGAAAGCTACGTCGTAGTGCATATTTAGACATG